CAAGCGAGTCATCTGGGATTACCTCCTCAAGTTTACCCAACCACTTAACGCCATTGCCAATATTGCGGAGCTTAGGGTTGATTTCTGGGGCAGAAGGATTCAGCTTGCAGGATCTGATAACCCAGACTCTCTGCGAGGACAGTATTTCGATGGCGTTGTATTCGACGAATTTGGCGATCAAGACCCGCGTATTTGGTCGGAGGTGGTTCGTCCCGCCTTATCGGATAGGATGGGATGGGCTCTCTTCCTCGGAACCCCAAAAGGCGCAAATCACTTCAAGACCTTAAGAGACCATGCAGCAGAGCATAACGATTGGGCCATGCTTGAGTTCAGAGCGTCAGAGACAGGTCTTATCCCTCAATCTGAACTCGACGCTGCTCGATCAGAGATGGGAGACGACAAGTACCTGCAAGAGTTTGAGTGTTCCTTTGACTCAGCCATTGAAGGTGCGTACTACGGACAGCTTCTCAATGAGCTACCGTCTGAAAGGTTCCATGACATCCCTGTAGATGGTATATCCAAGACTTACGCAGCATGGGATCTAGGGATAGGCGACTCCACTGCTATCTGGGTCTGCCAGAGAGTAGGCTTAGAAACAAGGCTTATCGACTTCGTTGAGAACCACGGGCAAGGCTTGGATTGGTATGTGAACTGGCTCAGGACAAACAACTACGAGCTTGCAGAGCAATTACTTCCGCATGACGTACAAGTCAGAGAGTTAGGCTCAGGCAGATCAAGGCTCGAACTTCTACAGGAAGCAGGCTTAAACATCACAATCGTGCCAAGGATGGGTGTAGATGACGGGATACAGGCCGTGAGAAGGCTGATTCCTTACTGTTGGTTCGACCCTAAGACTAAGCGCGGTGTGGACGCGCTACGCAATTATCGGAGACAATACGATGATAAGCGTCAAGTCTATTGGGACAAGCCTCTTCACGATTGGGCATCTCACGCAGCAGACGCATTTCGGTATTTAGCGGTCGGGATGAATGAGACAACAAGTTGGTCCAAGCCTCTGAAACCTAACGTATCTTGGGTGGTCTGAAATGGATGATGGTCGGCTAAAAGCAATCCTACAAGGCGAGATCGACAACGCCATTGGTTTCTTAGAGACAGAGACCGTCGAGCAACGTAAGAACGCGCTTACCGCGTATATGAGGGACCCGTACGGCAACGAGGTCGAGGGCAGGTCTCAGATTGTTACGGGTGAGGTCGCAGAGGCTGTAGACGGGATGCTGCCGCCTCTTATGCGTCTCTTTACCTCTGCGGATCAGATCGGTGTTTTCGAGCCTGTAGGCCCAGGCGATGAGCCATTAGCTAAACAAGCAACCGAATACTGCAACTGGGTGCTGATGAAGCAAAACCCAGGTATTGCAATCATGCACGATTGGTTTAAGGACGCGATCCTTCAAAAGGTCGGGATCGTTAAGGCTTACTGGGATGACTCTATTTCGGTCAATAAGGAGCAATACGCGAACCTGACCGACGATGAACTTGCGATGCTTTTGTCTGATGGGACGATGGAGATCGCAGGTCAAGAGACGATAGAGCAAGAGATGGACGGGCAAGTCATGCGTGTCCATAACGTGGCTCTGATGAGAAAGACCAAGGCAGGCAGGGTCAAGGTCGAGAATGTGCCTCCAGAGGAGTTCCTGATCTCTAAGGCAGGCAAGACCGTGAGAGACACGCCATTTGTCGCTCACAGAAAGCTCATCACGAGGTCAGACCTAATTGCTATGGGGTTCGATGCCGAGATCATCATGAACCTGCCGGTATACAACGACCTTGAGTTCTCTGCGGAATACATTGCAAGATACAACCGAGACGAGCAGCCCTTTATGGAGCCTAGTCTCGATAAGTCGATGCAGACGGTTGAGGTGTTTGAGTGCTACCTAAAGACTGATTACGATGGTGATGGGATTGCGGAGCTAAGGCAGGTTTACTTCTCTGGGAACGAGATACTTGCAAATGAAGAAACCGACTACGTTCCGTTCTACTCTATTTGCCCTATTCCGATACCTCATCGCTTTTTTGGGGATTGTCCTGCTGATCGTACAGTCGATCTCCAGCTTATCAAGACTACTGTAACGAGGCAGATGCTGGACAATATGTACCTTCAGAACAATACCCGCATGGGTGCTGTCGAAGGTCAGGTCAACCTGGATGACCTCTTAAGCGTTACGCCTGGTGGTGTGGTCAGGCTCAAGAATCCTGCCGCTCTAGTCCCGATACAAACGCCTCCTGTCGGCCAGCAAGCCTTCCCGCTTCTTGAATACTTAGACCAGGTTCAAGCTAAGAGAACGGGTCTCACAGAGGCTTCCCAGGGCTTAGACCCCAACATCTTGCAGAACGTGACTGCTGCGGCGATTGCTGCGCTCACACAAGCGTCACAGGGCAAGATCGAACTCATTGCTCGTGTTTTTGCTGAGACAGGTGTAAAAGACTTATTCAAAGGACTCTTACATCTCTTATGCAAGTATCAGGACAAGGCAGTCATCCTGCGGATGCGTGGGCAGTACGTCCAGTACGATCCGAGAGAGTGGTCGAACCAATACGATGTCTCAGTGAATGTGGGTCTTGGGACAGGCAACATCGAGCAAAAGATGGCGATGCTCTCAATGGTTCTCTCAAAGCAAGAGCAGATGCTTCAGATGTTGGGTCCAAACAATCCTTTAGTGTCGCTCTCGCAATATCGTGCAACGCTCGGAAAACTGGTTGAGGCGGCAGGGTTTGCGGATTCTGCTGAGTTCTTCAAGCCTGTCACACAAGAGGTCGATCAAGCCCTTGCTCAACCTCAGCAACAAGGTCCAGATCCTGCGGTCCAGATGATGATGGCTCAAGCTCAAGCAGACATCGAGATCAAGCGTCAGAAAGCAATGGCCGACATCCAGCTTGCAAGAGAGAAGGCCATAGCCGAGTTGGAGCTTAAGAAGATGGAGTTCGAGGCCGAGGCTCAGATGAAGGCTATGAAGGTAGGCGCAGGCATAACCAGCAACATCGAGATACCAGGGTAATCATGGCTACTTACAACGGCTATACAACGGACCAGCTTAGGGCGTTTGTCGATCAATACTTCTCAAACCCTAACAGCGCGGACATCCAATATTTGCGTAACCAAGGGTTGATTCCGAACACAAACCCTGACACTCTTTTGTACTTTGGCCTAACAAACATGTTAGGTTTTAGTCCTGATGTGGCTAGGTCTGCCGTGTCGGATGTTTTTGCTCCACCGCCGCAAGAAGAGCCTCCGCCTTACGAGCCTCCTCCTGTTTACCAACCTCCTCCGGTATATACAGCAACGGATGGCACTACGTTCAGCAGTGAGTCCGATAGAAACAACTATCAAACAGCAATAAACGCGCAGCAAAAGCTACGCACAGACGCGCAAGCCATAGGCATCAACTTGCCTTCATCGTGGTTTGTGATGACACCTCAGCAACAGTTTGACTGGTACGTTTCTAACAAGTTTGGTAGCGACAAATTAAGGGCTTTGGGCGTAACTGATGCGAATCTGCTGAAGGCTGTAGATGACGCAATCAAGCCATTGACTGTAACGGATGTCGTTAATACGATCTCACAGCCAGTAAATCAGGGCGCAAACAATCAGACAGTCAATCAGACAACAAATAATCAGACGGTAGATCAAACCGTAAACCAAACGGTTAACCAGGGGTCTACCGTGGCTGCGCCAACTCTACAGTCATGGCAGAAGTTAGATGCTTCTGGGAACATCGTTCCCAAGACGATGGCCGACTACACATTTACGGAGATGGTTCCGTTTGCCCAAAACTTACTGACGCAACAAGCAAGCTCTGGGAAATATTACTCGCCTGATGAGTTCAGAGTGTTCGCAGGACAACAGGGTGTTCCTGATAGCCAAATGGCTGCATTGGTTGCAAGCCTTAACTTCCCAAAAGCTCCCGTCGTACAACAACCCGCCGTTAATCAGCCTGTAAACAACGCAAAACCACTGTCTGCGTACACGAGCGCAGAGATGATTCCGTATATACAGAATCTATTCAAAGACAATCCCAACGTATCCGCGCAGATGATTAGGCAGTATGCTATGTCGCAGAACGTCCCTGCGAGCGTGATTGATGCGGCTTTGAGTGGTGTACAAATACCAACTGCTAACTTTGTGCCTTTTACTGTTGGCGGCGGTACAACTTCACTAAAAGCACCTACAACTGATTTCTTTTACGGCGCAGGCCCGACACAGCAAGCCCCGTTTATGTTCAAGTCTGGTGCGGCTGGATATACCCGTTTATTACCGCAATCCCTAGAGTTTGGTGTTCCTGCTGTCACTGGGACTAAGCCAGCATTTCAGCCTGGTATCTTCGATAAAGAGCAACTTCAAAAAAGTTATGAGGCTCAGACCGGAGCAACCTACGGCGGCGAGTCGGTTCAAGATCAGTTGCAGCAAGCAAGTTACAAAGGCGGCAAGATAACCAAAGAGAAGATTGCTTACGAGAAGGGCGGCAAAGTAAAGGGTCTGCTAGGCCCAAATCCTCCGACTCCAGATGATGGTTACGGAAGTCTCCAGGTCGGTGAGTACGTCATCCGCAAGAAAGCGGTCAACAAATACGGTGAGGATTTCTTGAAAGCACTTAACGAATCACGGTTACCTAAAGACAAGGTTAAGAGTCTCTTATGACGAAATGGGAGCGAGCCAAGGCTTTACTTGGCGATGAGTTTCTGCAAGAAGTCTTTGCTGAGTTGGAAAAAGACAACATCTTGCGTATCATCAACAGCAATCCTGATGAGATTGACAAACGCGAAGAGGCTTACGGGTCGATTCGGGCAGTCAATCAGGTAAAAGCCCGTTTGGAAGCTATTGCCGCCGAAGGCGAGATGGTGAAAAAACGGTTTCGTATATTTTGAATTGAGGTTAGTTTATGGAAGGCAGCAACCCGCAAGGGACTAGCTTGACAGTGGGACAGGCAGCAAATGCGTTTCTAGGGATGATGGGTGGCGGCGAACCTCCGCAGGAGCAAGTTCAAGACCAACCAGACGAGCAAGAGCTTGTTGCCAGTGAATCTGAGCCAGAGGAGTCTGGAGAGGAAGTTCAAGAGGAGGAACAGCGTTTCGTAGTCAAAGCAGCAGGCGAAGAACGCGAGGTGACCCTCCAAGAACTGATCGAAGGCTACCAAAAGGGTACGGATTACCACAAAAAGACTAATCAGCTTGCCGAGCAGAGAAAGACGGTCGAGGCCGAGAAAGCTGCAATCGAGCAAGCAAAGCAGGCGAGAGATGCTTACTCAGAGCGTTTGAAGGTGATGGATAACTTCCTGTCACAGCAGATGCAGGGTGAGGATATTGAAAGTCTGAAGGAAACCGATCCGATTGCTTATGCAGTCAAGGTCGCAGAACGTACGCAGCAAGAAAAGCAGTTGGCTCAATTACGCGCTGAACAGCAACGCATTGCCAGAGAGCAACAGGCCGAGCATGAAGCTGTAATGGAGAGGCGTCTTGTTGAGGAAGCTAAAAGGGTTGCCGAGGCAATTCCTGATTACGCGCATCCTGAGAAGGGTGAGAAGGTACGGTCTGAACTTCGGAGTTTTGCCAAGTCCATCGGGTATTCGGACGCTGAACTGGCAAATGCAACAGACTCTCGTGCTGTGTTGACATTGTGGATGGCAAGCCAGTACCAGAAACTGCAAAAGGCCAAGCCTGGTGTGACCAAGAAGGTTGCTGAGGCTCCCAAGATGCTTAGGTCTGGGAACGCGACAGGTAAGACCATAGCCACAGAAGCTGCAAAACATGACTTTGCGCGGCTGAAAAAGACGGGATCTCGTCAAGACGCTGCAAGGGTTTTTGAAAGATTCTTGTAACTTTTTTCTTTGGGGTTTTATTATGACTGTACCTTCAGGCACTTTTCAAACGTTTACTGCGATTGGGCAGCGGGAAGATTTAACGGATTAAACTATTCTGTTAGAATAGACCAGTCCCCTTGATGTTTGGAGTAATGGATTGGGAAAACTAACAGCAACAAAGCAGCTCGTTTTGATCCTGCTAATGCTGAAGTTTTATGCCCTAAATGCCATTTCGCCAGGCATCACTGAATAATCGGGTGAATTGCTGGAAACCCCTTAGAGCCTTGAGTACCAAAGCGTAATAATCTCAAGGATTGGGCAATCAGCAGCCAAGCCGCAAATGTAAGTCGAAAGACCCAGGGTTGCGGAAGGTTCAACGACTAGGTAGTGACGAAAGAATAATCTACCCACGAGCGCCCGACGCGAAAGCGATGATATAGTCTGGACTACCGTGAAAACGGTAGAAGCAAGGATAAAGAGCCTTGCGATAACAAATCGGTTATTTACAACATCAGCCCGACCGAGACACCTATCCTTTCGTCGCTTGCTCGCACCAAAGCAACGGCTGTCTACCATGAGTGGCAGACCGACACGTTGGCAGCAGCAACAACCAACAACGCACAGGTTGAAGGTGACGATGCAACGGCTGCAACCATCAGCCCAACGACTCGTCTTGGTAACTATACCCAGATCGTTGCTAAGACGATCCAGGTATCAGGCACGATGATGGCTGTTGATCTCGCAGGTCGCCGCGCAGAGAAGGCTTACCAGCTTTCTAAGGCTTCGCAAGAGCTTAAGCGTGACCAAGAGACGATCATCGCTGCTAACCAGGGGCGTTCTGCTGGCAACTCGTCAACGGCTCGCAAGATGGGTTCGTTGTTGTCTTGGCTCAAGACCAACTCGAACTACAACACCACTGATGGTGCTAACCCCACCACCATCGGTGTTTCGACCCGTAGCGATGGTACGACCCGTACCTTCACCGAGGCAATCCTCAAGGATGGCGTTCAGCAGGTTTATACCTCTGGCGGCAGTCCTAAGATCCTCGTGGTTGGTCCTGCTCTTAAGCAGACGGTGTCTGCCTTTGCTGGTATCGCAGCGCAGCGCTACATGGCTCCCGATAACGCTCCCACGACCATCATTGGCGCGGCTGACGTTTATCTGAGCGACTTCGGCTCGATCTCTGTTGTACCTGATCGTTTCGTCCGTAGCCGTGATGCGTTCATCCTCGACCCTGAGTACGCAGCGATTGGTTATCTGCGTCCGTTCCAGACGAACGAGCTTGCAAAAACTGGTGACTCTGAAAAGACCCAGATCCTTGCTGAGTTCACGATGGAAATGCGTAACGAAGCAGCCCACGGTATCCTCGCGGATCTGAAAACTGCCTAAGTTATAAACTGTGGTAAAAAGAAGGGAGGCGTAACAACCTCCCTTTTTTTATGAACGCTAAAACTACATTCCACGCTACCGACGATCAGTTTGTGTTCCAGAGAACGCAAGAGATAACTGACATCGTCGAGCAGAACAAAGCCCTGTATAACGCCACAGACGAGCGTGAGCGATGGGGAGAGTGGACACGCTACGCGCAGCTTCCCTTTGTTGTTGTTGATGACCTAAACGCCAAGGGCATCATGCGAGGGTTTGCGGTGATCGACGAAAAAAGATTCAGGGCGTGGATGAACGACCCAGAGAACAGACACTTCAGGACGAGGCCAGGTAAGGTATGAAAGTCGCTTTTTGCGTCCCATGTCGGGACACGATGATGACGGGAACGTCTTTCGATATGGCTCGATTGGCTGCGTATGACGGAGCGAATCGGGTTGGTAAACACGGTGGGGCTTTGTTGCTCTACACAGCACCAGGTACGCTCATCTTCTCTCAACGCGAGTCCTTAGCGAAAGAAGCATTGGCGGATGGTGCGGAGTACATCCTCTGGGTGGACTCAGACATGAGATTCCCCAAGAACACATTGGAACGTCTATTAGCTCACGGCAAACAAATCGTCGGGGTCAATGCGGTCACGAGGCGAAAGCCTGTATTGCCCACGGCCATAAACTTTCACCAAGACAAGGAGATCTTTGAGAAGATTGAGAGTCGGGGGAAGAAGGGTCTTGAGGCTGTGACTGCTGTAGGTTTTGGGGTTGTCTTAACCCACAAGTCTGTGTTTGACGCTATGCCCCAACCTTGGTTTGATGTAGTATGGGGGGCGGGTGGTCTGATTGGCGAAGATGTGCATTTTTGCGTGAAAGCCTTAGATCACGGTATTCAGACGTTCGTGGATCACGAATTGAGTCTTGAGATAGGACACATAGGGACGCACGAATATCGATGGAGCGATGTCGAATATGGCCCTAAACACTTACAGCGCACTGCAAACGACGATAGCTAATTATCTCTCACGAGATGATCTTACTGCCGCGATCCCAGACTTCATCCAGCTTGCCGAAATACGGCTTCGTCGAGATTTACGCCTGCGGCAGATGCTTACACAAACATCGACAGCGGCAACCGGTGGGGTCGCTACGATTAGCCTCCCTAGCGACTTCTTGCAAGCAAGGGATGTGTATGTTGATTCTGATCCCGACTTCCCGATCACATACTCAACGCCAAGTACGTTCATCAGAAATGGCAGGACGAACGAGAGTGGTGTACCAGCTTTCTACACGATCCTCGGCTCGACAATTCAGTTTGCGCCAATTCCTGACAGCAATTACACGATTAAGATTTTGTACTACGCCGCACCTGACTTTCTCTCGACTTCCAACACATCGAACGTCTTTCTAGCCAATTGTCCTGACGCGGTCTTGTATGGAGCGCTAGGCGAGGCTGAACCCTATCTTATGAACGATCCTCGGTTGCAGACCTGGGGTGCTTTGTATGATCGTGCGGTTGCGTCTCTCACGAGGTCTGATGAAGAGTCTCAGTATTCGGGCGTTCCTCTCACGATGATGGTAACCAAGCGATGAGAGTGAACTTCGGCGAGTGGCTCCCAGATCAGCCAGGTGTTGCTGGAGCCCTTGTGGACGCTAAGAACGTCATCCCTCAGCAGGTTGGATATGGTCCTTTACCTTCGCCTAGTGAATGGAGCAATGCGGCTTCAGAGTCGCTTAATTCGGTGGTTGCTGCGGCGGCTCCTGACGAAGCGGTCACGGTCTTTGCGGGTGGCGAGACAAAGCTCTTTAAGCTAGGCACGAACCTGAATCTATCTGATGTTTCTAAGTCCGGTGGGTATACAACCCCATCAGATCAGAAGTGGCGATTTACGCAGTTTGGCAACCGAGTGATCGCGGCTAATGGAGGCGACAGGCTTCAGGGCTACCTCATGGGAACTTCGACCTTGTTTGCGGACCTTGGTGCTGCTGCTCCTAAGTCTCGGTATGTAACAACCGTGAGGGACTTTGTCGTTGCTGGATTTAATAATGGCTCAACGGTCTACCCTAACCGTGTTGAATGGTGCGCGTTAGGCGACGAGACAAGCTGGACTCCTGCTGCAACGACCCAAGCGGACTATCAGGACATCCCAGACGGTGGTCATGTCAAGGGATTGACCGGAGGCGAGTACGGTATTGTGTTCATGGATCGCGCTGTGGTCAGGATGTCATACGTTGGAAGCCCTCTTGTATTCCAGTTTGACACGATCTCTAGGGGTCTTGGGTGCATGGAGCCCAACTCGATCATCCAGTACGCAGGGATGTCGTTCTTTTTGTCTGATGACGGGTTTTACAGGTGTAATGGTCAAGCGGTCGAGTCCATTTCTGTCGAGAAGGTGGACAGATGGTTCTTCAATAACGTCGATATATCGCAACTCTCCTCGATGTCGGCTGCGGTAGACCCGCTTAAGAACCTCGTGATCTGGGCGTTTAAGACGGTCGATCAGTCAACTTTCGTGCTTATCTACAATTTCAACCTCAATAAATGGTCTTACGGTGAGGTGAATGTAGACACAATAGCCTCATCTACCGCGATCACGACCACTTCCTCGTCTGGCCTTACCTTAGAGCAACTGGATGCTTACGGAAGCCTTGAGACGCTCCCTGCAAGCCTTGATTCCTTTGGATATACGGTTACATCTACCCTCTTGACGGGTACGCTAGGGACCAAGATCGTTGCTTTTTCGGGCTCCAACCTGACAGCAAACATCGTCACACCCGATCTCTCGCTCAACGACACGCCAAGCGTTATTACCTTGGTTAGGCCGGTTATTGATGGCGGTTCTTGCTCGGTCCAGATCAACTCAAGACGCAGGCTCAACCAACAGACCGACTTTACCGGCTCGACCTACTCGGCCAATGACGACAATCGGATTGGATTAAGGTCTGCCGGAACCTATCACAGGTTAAAAACCATTCCTTCCGGTGTCTGGTCATCTGCTGTTGGTTTGGATGTCACGATTGTTCCGCAGGGCTTGAGATGATCTTCCGTACGCTACCTCCGTTTGGTGGCGATCAACGCGCTGTTGCCGAGATTGTCCGCAACATCATGGATGGCAAGACCAACAACACGGGAACGGTGACGTTAGCCACAGGAAACGCGACTACAACCACGATTACAGACGCTAGGATAGGGGTAGAAAGCAAGATCATCCTTGTCCCTTACTCTGCTGCCGCTTATGCTGATTCGATCCCCTACGGCTCGTTTTTCGACGTTAACGACCAATCTGCCGCGAGTACAACAACGGCTTACGCAATCACGTTTTCCAATACCGACCTGTCTAATAACGTCTACCTGTCGAACTCATCGAGGATCAACGTAAGGGCGGCGGGTAAATACAACTTCCAATTCTCTGTCCAGTTGGCAAACGATGACTCGCAGATCCAAGACGTAGACATTTGGGTCAGGAAGAACGGTACTGACATTGCCGACAGCAACTCTAAGTTTTCTATCGACTCAAAGCATGGGTCGGTCAAGGGCCATGTCATTGCTGCGCTCAATCTATTTGTAGACCTGGCGGCTAACGACTACATCGAGTTAATGTGGGCAACAAGTTCAACGCTGGTCATCATCGAGCATATCGCCACTCAGACGAGTCCTACGCGACCTGCGACTCCTTCGGTGATTGCCACGATGCAATTTGTGGGTGGGTTTTCTAACGGCGGGGTTTACATCTCTTCGGTTACGAACGGGTCCGCGACGATTACGCATTTTCCAAATGCAACCTCTGACAAAACTTACGGCTATGTGGTGGTC